GATCTGGTGTGGATTAAGAATCGTGGAACGACGACAAGCCACGCCATTTACGATACGACAAGAGGAGCGCAGTCACAGCTTTCCAGCGACACAACTGGAGATCAGGTCACAAGTTCAAGCGGTCTTACGTCATTCGATGCCAACGGTTTTACCATTGGAACCAGCACGCTAGTCAATACCAGCGGTACGCAATATGTGGCATGGAGTTGGGATGAATCGGTTCAGGCTGGTTTGGATATTGTGAGCTACACGGGAAACGGAGCCAACCGCACAATCTCGCACAATCTTGGAGTTGCCCCAAAGATGATTATTGTCAAAGCTCGCACTACGGCTGGTGCCGATCAAGGCTGGCCGGTGTATCATTCGGGAGTCGCAACTGATGCTGAGACTGACTATCTTCTATTAAATTCTCAAGCAATAGCCGCCGACTTAAATACTGTTTGGAATGATACAGCTCCGACATCTTCGGTTTTTCATGTTGGAACAAGTGCATTAGTTAATGAGAATAATGATACATATATGGCCTATTGCTTTGCTGAAATTGATGGATTTTCAAAAATTGGAAGCTGGATTGGAAATGGCAGCGCAGATGGACCATTTTTATGGTGCGGCTTTAATCCAAAATTGATTATTGCAAAAAGATCGTCAACATCAACCGCAGAATGGTTAATATTTGATTCAGCTAGAAATAGTTTTAATGTTTCAGACTTAAGCCTTTCGCCAAGCACAAATGCCTCCGAAAGCACTCTTGCCTATTTTGATTTTGTTTCAAACGGAATAAAAATTAGATCGTCTGCAAGCGGAGTAAATGGATCAGGACAAACGCATATTTTCATAGCCTTTGCCGAATCACCTTTCAAATACGCCAGAGCAAGATAGGAGACTATATGTGGATCACATCAACTAATAACATCATCCGCCAACCCCAAGGCATCCGCATCGGCGATGTCAACCATCCGGCCAGCATCTTCTGGTGCTGGAGCAAGGAACAGCTTGCCCAGATCGGGGTCAAGCCCTACCACCCGGCCAGCGTACCCGCTGGCGAAAGGGTCACAGGCGCGTATACTGAGGAGGTGGATGGCGAGGTGTACGAGCGTTTCAACACCGAGCCAATCCCGCAAACCGAGGAGCCAGTAAATGACCCTGTCTGAAATAGCCCAATACGCCGGTGAGAAGGTCGGCAAGACCGACTCCGAAACGCTGACCTTCCTCCAGAAAGCCGCAAGCTTGGCTTACCGCCGGGTCTGGAACTTTGCCCCTTGGCGCGAGACTGTCACCAGTTCCACCTACTCGGTCGGAACCAACCGCACCATTACCCTCGGAACCAACGTGGAGACACCGCTCTCCGTATCCTATGACCAATCCGAAGTTGAACCCATCGACCTTGCCACCATCATCAGTCAAGACGCTGATCTGCTCGAAGACACCCGCACGGGTACTCCGGTGCTGTATCACTTTACTGGCAGGAATACGAGCGGAGTTGCACAGCTTGATTTGTATCCGCGATTGGCGGATACTGGAACCGTAAGCCTGCGGGTGGTGGAGAAACTGAAATGCCTAACACGCACCAACATCATTGTGGACTTCCCGCCGACCACGCAGGCGTTGGATGACGAGCTTCGCCTTCCGCACGTACATCAGGTCGTTCTTTCCCTGACCCATGCGGACGCGCTCGAGCGTGAGCGGCAGTACGCCAAGGCGCAGTCGGTCGTTCAGACCGCCAATGCCGACCTTGCGGCAATGGCTAACTACGAGCTTTCGCAGGTTGGTGGGATCAAGCAGATCACGCCTTCCAGCTTAGGCGATCTCTCCATCGAGGAAATCTCAGCCTCCTAATGCCATACTACTCGGACAACCTCGACGACCTATTGGCGTTTGACGGCATCCGCAGTTTTGCGGGTGGTCAAGCCAGCGGTCTGCAATCAGACCTCTTGGCTGAGAACCAAGTTCAGCAGTTGGTCAATATGACCCTGTCCCCCAAGGGGAGCCTTGAGACTCGGCGCGGTCTGACCAACTTCAACACCACGGCGACCAGCCAAGAGGGGTCGATTGGAGGAATGCGGTATTTTGATACGGCGCAATACGAGAACCTTGTCACCGTAACGCAAGGCAGGCTTTACAGCATCAACTCCAACGGCAGCGCAACCCTGCACCCGGCGGATGAAATCTGGGATTCGTTCACCGGAGCAACTCGCATTTGGAATAATGAGAACCAGCAGTGGGCTGATGGATTTTCCACAAACTTTGATGTCAAGGTCAGCATGGCTCAGTTCAATGACAAAATGTATCTGGCCGATGCGGACGGTCCGCTTTACTATTTTGACGGTGACGTTGCCACAAGGCAGGGCGGCAAGGTCAGGGCTATCACCATCTCGACAGGCGGAACTGGATACACCAGCGCAACGGCCATCGTTACCGGGCCGGATTGGGGCGGCACGCTTCCAACCCTGATTACGCAAGTGGCCGGTGGGGCCGTCACCGGAGTAACCGTGGTGGATGGAGGATCTGGGTATTCCGGCGCACCGACCGTAACCATTATTGGCAATGGCTCCGGTGCTACCGCAACCGCCACGGTAAGCCCGCCTCCGCTCAATCTCAGGCTTTTAATCAACACCGGCAACCGCCTCTTTGGCGTTGGATCAGCGGGGAACCGCAACACGCTTTACGCTTCTGACATTCTGGATGCCTCAATTTGGGATGCGGCAAACTCGGTCGTCGTAAACGCCGATGACGGAGATGAGATCACTTCCATCGTCCCCTATTACGAGAACCGAATCATCGTCTTCAAGAAACGGCGCATATTCCAAGTCACAATTCCTCCCGATATGACCAGCGCGGCGGATTGGGTGATCCAGCTTATCTCCAATAACACCGGGTGCGTGGCTGAGGGTTCCGCCGTACAGGTCAATTCCGACATTTTCTTCCTTTCCGATGACGGCATCCGCTCGCTGGTCAGGTCTGCGGCGGACGATTTCACCTCGGTAGGTCTGCCATTGTCAGAGGTTGTCAAGGATGTGATTCAGGAAATCAACGTGGCCGAGATTGGGATCTGCACGGCGGCCTTCTACGACAACCGCTACTTCCTTGCCGTGCCGACAGCGTCAAACGATTTTAACGATACCATCATTGTGTACAACACGGTACTGGGGGCATTTGAGGGGACTTGGACTCCGAATGTCATGCAGTTTGCTTTGACCAATTTCCAAGACGAGGGGCTTCGACTGATGAAGAAGTCCACCACTGGACAGATCCAGAAGTATAGTGGATACAAGACCCCGGCACAGGTCACAATTGCCGACTACCAAGATGCCGGAGTTGACTACGAATCCTATGTCCGCACCGCCGATATGGACTTTGGCGATCCTTTTGCCGAGAAGCATGGCAGCCACTTTGAGATTGTCTTTGACGACTCATTCTCGACCGATACGACCATCTCCATCCAGCGGGATATTGACGTTGGCGATATTGACGTTCAGCCAAACCTCAACATCTCCAGTGCCGCCCTAACCCTTCCCTTTGTTCTCCCGGCTCAGTTGCCATCCTCGGTCAAGAAAAGGCTTGCCAGCGATCTTCGGGCGTACCAGAAATGGCGTTTGATCAATATCAAGATCCAATCGGCGGCGAACAAGATGGCTATACGCCAGATCACGGCTGCGGCCAATCCAGACACCATTGAGGTTCAAAAGAACATCTCATGACGGCGGTAGAGTTTATCGAGGCTTCCGGCGTGCCTGAGTCCATGTGGCCCAACTTTAGGGAGTGGTTTGACTGGCATTCTGAGCGCGGATTGGTTGGTGTGGTTAAGGATGGTGACGAGGTGGCAGGCGTGGCAGTAGCTAGGTGCGCTAGGGGAGTGGAAGCCCCTGATCCTTATGAACATGACGAAGCCGGAGAGAGTGTGTTCGTTGACTTGACCGTATGCTCAATTGATGGTAAAACTAACCCCCTGAGCCGCAAGGCTCTCAAATGCCTGCTGAGTATACTTTGGGATAGATTCGGTCCGCGCAGGAGGATCACCTTTAAGCGCAACGGTACATACAAGGAGTACGACTACTACAATTTTATGCGAAAGGCACTAAGCTAATGGGCGGCGGACCATCCATCCCGGCGCCTCCTCCCCCTCCCGACCCCATGAAGTCGGCGCAGGCTAATGCGCTATTTTATCGTTCCTCGCTCGAAACCTACATTGAAAAGGCACCGGACATCGCTGCCTTGGAAAATGCGCTTCGGATCAAGTACCAGCCCGAGCAACGCCAGCTAGAGCGTCAATTGCAGGCAGCCGACCAGTTGGCTCAGGTACAGGCTGGTCTACAGATCGAGCGCCAGTACGGACCGCAACGTACTCTTGAATCGCTTCGCCGGCAGTACGAATATAGCCCGCAGGCTTTTGCCTTGAACCGTGCGCTTGGCGATCAGTATACTCGCCAGTTCGAGCGTCTCTATGGATCTACTCCGTACGGAAGCGTAGAGCCACAGGTTATGATGGGTGGAGGTGGAGTTCCCGCCGCAAGCTACACCCCGGGAATTACTCCTGCCATCGGGGCGCCTGAGTTTAGCACGAATATTGAAGATGTGATCGCAAGGAACGAGGCGGCCAAGAAGATTACCACGCAAAAGTACAGGGCTGGGGAGATTTAGTATGAGCAGGGCAGTTGGATATCAGCTTTCAAGACAAAGGCAGGCAGCGCGAGAAGCTGCCGCACTTCAATCAAAAATTGATGCAGCAGCAAAAAAGGGTGAAGACGCAGCCAAGAAGGCGATGGAAGATTCTTCAAAAAAAATATCGGAATTGCAGGCAACATATGAAGATCAGCTTTCCAAGAATCAGACATACAATACGCTTGCAGAGCAGATTGCCGGTCTTTCTGGTGGAGTTCGTCGCGGTGGAGGAACAGACTTGAACCAAGCACTTACTCAACTTAGCTCTGGCAGGAACTACGGGGCATCCGATCTTTCGTCCAGACTCAACTTCCAAGTTTCCGACCAACAGATTCTGGACGACTACAACTCCACACGTCTCGGCCGACTGAACCGCATTGTCGAAGACGGGACAGCACAGATTGCAGGCATCCAAAGCCGGCTTGCGGCTTCGGAGGAATTGCTGGCTGGTTTGCCGTCGGGAGATCCTCGCCGCACGTCCGCCAAGGTATCCATCGACCAGCTAAAATCAGACCTTGCCAGCGTGCAAGGTGCGGTCACAAAGGCGAGCGAGCAGGTCAAGAACTACAAGCCGATCACCGCTGATAGTGAAGATGGTTTGAAAGAAATCACCTCCTTCCGCGAATTCGTCAAGCTGCCTGAAGAGCGTGCCGGCGAACAACTCAAACAGATTGACCCGGAATCCTACAAAACCGCAGTTGGTCTGGGCCAACGCTATCGTCAGCTTGCGACCGAGGAGTTGCCTGCGACGACGACTCCGCAGACCGAGCAATTACGCAACACCATCGAGCAGGAAGCACTCAACCAGCTTCGCCTTGGCTCGACCTTGGGAGCCGAGGAAAGGCGTGGATACGAGCAGGCCGTGCGTGCCGCCCAGACCGCCCGTGGCAACATCTTCGGCCTTGGACCGGCAGTGCAGGAAGCGGCCACCATTGGAGCCGCCGGGGAACAACGCAAGCTTGCGCGTTACGGGGCGGCGCAGCAGTTCTTGGCTTCCGGCGAAACGACCGGCGGCGCCTTGCAGCGCGATCTTGCCTTCCGCGATGCTCTCACCCGCGAACGTCTTGGCGCTGCTTCCGGCTTCTTGGCGGGTGGCCCAAGCTTGGCAAACCTTGCCCAGCAGCGCATCGGACAACAGCAGGCGCAGTTCCAGAACTATATCAACGCCAACGTGGCCCAACCCGGGCAGTTCAACGTGCAGGCCAATCAGGTTCCGTTCTATCAGACCGCAAGCCCCGAGATTCCGGTTCAGCTTGCAGGCAATGCGGCCAGCATCTATAACACGATGCAGAATGCGCAAGCGAGCATGTATGGATCTCAGGTCGGTGCGATTGCCAGCACCTACACAAGTCCGTTCCAAGCCTTCGGGCAGGTTGCTTCTGGCATTGGCAGTCTTTTGACTCCGTTCAAGATGTCATAATATCATGGCCGACAGAATCTCATACGGACCCATTACGCTCTACGAGAGCGATGCGTATAAGGCTAGGAAGCAGGCAGAGCTAGAAAAAGACATGCTCGAAAGGGAGCAGGCTGCGCTTAATCTTATGGAGGCGCGTCGCAAAGACCCCGAGTATCAAATCCAACGCGCAGGCGAGCTTGCGCAAAGGTCTTTGGAAGTTGAGCAGGATTTGGCATCGCAGCGCGGTCTGGCCGAAAGGCTAGGAACACGCGCTGCCAATGTTCGGGCTGCTGCAACTCCGTTACCGGCCGGTGCTGCCGGTCCGGTCATGCCGGAGGATCTTGCGATCTCAACCGGCCAGCAGTTGCTCGAGCAACAAGATTTAGCCCGCGCCCGTGTGGCGCGTATTGGCGGCGAGCTTGAGGCAATCCGCAAGCAGCGTGAGGGTCTTGAAGGATCGGTTAATCTTGGTGAATTCTACGGCTCCGCTCCGGCAAGCGACACAACCTCGGTAGCCAAGAGGCGTTATCAGGAGACGACCAAGTTGCTTGGCGATCTTGACGCGGACATTAAGAATTCACGCACGCCGGAAGAAGCATCGGCCAAGTCTGCGGCCGCAAAAGAAATCAAGCCTTGGTTTAATTTGCAAACCAAGCGCGAGCTTGATAATACGCTAAAGGTTCGTGGCCTAGATGGATTCGCACCAGACACGGCAATTGCAAAGGACATGCGCGAAAGAACCGCCGGGATGGTTAACTCGGTAAGCCAAATCAACGCCCTGCTTGCGCTTGGAGATGAAGCCGACAGGATCAAGCGCGAACTTCCGTCCAATCTTCAGGGCCAAGCATTGTTGCGCGTACAACGTCGTGCCGATCTGATCAGAACTCCTCTAGTCGCAAGCCTGCGCGTGCCTCTTACTGGCGGCGGTCAGTTGAGCGATGCAGAGCGCGAATTCTTGCAGGCAGCCGTTGCAAATCCGACCGACTTTATTAATTTTGCTTCAAGAGACAGGCTTATCGAACTTAGCCGAGTTGTAAAGCGCGACTTTACCACAAGGGCAAGGGCTGCTGGATTTAATGTCAACAGTCTGCAACCAGTGTTTGACGCATACTCCGACCCAGAAGATATCGACGTTGCCGGACCGAAAATAACTCTTGCCGCCCCAGAGGCCGCCGGCGAAACAAGACGTGCGCCTGCAATGCCATCATTTGATAGCGAAGAGGCGGCCAGAGCGGCCGGCTACAAAGACGGCGATTTGGTTAATATCGGTGGAGTAATGGGAACACTGGAGCCGTAAGATGGCGTTCAAACCACTAAGCGAAGAAGAAATTAAGTTAAGGGAATCCAAGGCCGGTTCTGAACCGATCGACGGCCAGAAGGATCGTTCTTTTGCGCAAACCGTAGGCAGGGAATTGGCCCTGATTGGAAGGGCTGCCGCAACTCCTGAAACCCTTGGAATGGCTGCCGGAACAATTGCCGGAATTCCATTGAGAGCGCCGGGTGCTGGAGCTAGGGCTGGAGGAGTAGCTGGGCTTATTACAAACATTGGCTCCGAGATTTACAAGGCTCTTAGCGGAGATCCGAACGCTAGAAGCGTTAATGATATTTTAGAAGAAGCAAAGAATAAGATTGGTTTGCCAAGACCTGAAACTGCCGCAGAAAGACTTCAGGAAAGAGTTGTTCAGGGTGTTGCAACATCCATACCCGGAGTACAGGCTGGGCGCATGCTTACAGCGGCAGCCAAAAGCCCTGCACTTCGAGCAGTTGGTCAGGAACTTGCCCGCTCTCCTGTGGTTCAGGGCGCGTCGGCTGTTTCTGGCGCGGCCGCAGGTGCGCTTGCGGAAGAGCAGGGCGCAGGCCCGGTGGGCCAGACTGTTGCAACGCTGGCTGGCGGATTGGCTCCGGGTTCGGCTGCTCGCATGGCGGAAGTCGGAAGAAAGGCAACAGAATTTGGTGTCAGCAGGCTACCAGCTGCCGCAATGTCATTGGCTGGCGCGACAGAACCTACTCGCGCAGCTACGATCCGGCTATTTAGGGGCGGAAAATCTCAGGCAGAACTTGCAAAAACCCTTGAAGAGTTTAGGGCGGCTGGAACCACTCCATCTGTTGGTCAGATGACAGGCTCTCCGAATATCCAGCAAATTGAAAGCACGGCCGGAAGATTCCCAACCGCACTTGCAACAATGCGGGAAAAGGCATTTACACAACAACAGGAGATTGGGAAAAGAGTACAAGAACTTCGCGGTCAGGTTTCAAAAGTTAAAGAACCATATATTGTTGGCCGTGGCGCCAAAAAAGGATTTGAAGAAGTCTTCGTGCCTCGCGCAAGGGCAACGCAAAAAGCACTTTACGACAAGGCCGATTCCTTAATCCCGCCGGCTCTTGTGCGAATACCGCCCACCCGCACGCAACAAGCACTTGATGACGTGCTTCAAAGATTTAGAGATACGCCCGAGCTTAGGACGGAGCTTGGAAATAAGCAGTTGATGTCGATACAGGACGCGATTGCAGGAGGTAAAAACGAGTTAGGCGAAATACCTATTTCGACCATGCGCGATCTTAGGTCTTGGGCCGGAGAGAAACTTTCAAATGTTGACCTTACGCCAGACTTTCCTAGGGCGCAGGTTAAGGCGCTATACAAAGCGCTTTCGGAAGATTTTGATGCAGCCGTCTCCAACTTCGATAAAACAAAACAGGCTTTTGACAGGGCAAATAATTTTACACGCGCATTCCACGATCGCATGGACCTTGTTCAGGACACACTTAGCCGTAACAACCCAGACGAAATTTATCGCAATATTCTTAGCAATGCCGCCGAAGGACCGACCAAGCTTACAGCGATGTTGCGGTCGATACCAAAGGATGACCAAAAGGCCGTGGTGTCTGCATTTGTCAACCGCATGGGGCGCGTTGCCCCGGGGATGCAGGACGAAACCGGCGAGCTATTCAGCAGCCGCACTTTCCTAACCAATTACAACAAGCTAGATAAGGCTTCCAAGCAGGTTTTATTCGGCCGCTTCGGAAGCAAATATCAGCAAGACTTGCAGAAGATTGCAACGGTCGCAGACAAGATCGACAAAGCTTCTCAGGTTCTAGCCAATCCTCCGGGTACTGCCGCCGCAGGCGGGGCAATCGGATCGGCAATGGCGGTTACTGGCGGTCTCGCATCCGGCAAGTTCGGGTTTGCCAGCGGAGTTATCGGAACCTTAATTGGAGCCAACCAAGCAGCCAAGCTTTACACGAATCCTAGATTCGTCGAATGGTTGGCGAGCAATATCGACAAGCCAATCTCCCGAGCCTCTGGGCTTATCGGGTCGTTGTCCACGATTGCGAGCGATACAGATGACCCTGACATGGCCGCCTTCGCGGAAGAACTCAAGCAGGAGATGGTCAGGCGCGACGTGGAGGGACGATAATGGCCGCCCCGCAACTGTCCTCGAGGTTGCCCAAGAAGATTGACGAAAGGGTTACCAACGACGCCATCAGGGATGAGGTTGGCAAGAAGTATTTTGGCTTCTCGGACATGGCGAGCGGAAGTTGGGCCGGCGGTGAAAAGGCACAGCAAAAGGTTGACATCGCAGAGAGAATGCGGTCTGCTGCAAGGTTTAAGGATCTGGAAGGAGACATTATGCAAAGACAAATAAGAAGCTCGATCGAATCCTCGCCGTCGTTTGTTGGCCCCAAGATGCCTGACGCCGGTGGTGGCGTGTTCTCCGGCAGTCTTTTCGACGCCGCCAAGAAGACCCTTAATTGGGAGGCTCGCCGCGACAAGCAGGGCAATCTAGCCGTTTACCCTCTGCCGAGCGGAGACATGGGCGGGACTTACGAGGTGGCCGGGATCAACGACAAGTATCATCCCGAGGCCGCAAAGACTTTGCGCGATCTGCCGCCGGAAGAGCGCGAGGCTTATGCGCTTAATTATATCGTGAAATATACTGAGCCGGTTACATCCAAGTTGCC